ACTCGTTATCCCACGCCTGAGAACCTGCGCGTACGCCTTGATTAACTAATCGTGTTCTGAGCGATTCTTCATCTTGACCGAATTGCGGGTTAAGCCTACGCATAATCGCGTCTTGTGCGGTTTCGCCTGCATTTACCGCAGCTTTAGGCAGAATGTCAAAGTTAAAGCCTTTTTTAAGGTTTTCGTTGACACCTTCAAGGCCTAATTGTGCTGTGTCCAATAGTCCCAATTCAAGCTTACTGTTTTTCTCTAGCTTGGCTTGCTCAGTCGGGCTGAGTGTTTGCGTAGCTCTCCATTTATCAGGGTCTACTTTGCTCATGAACTGGTCACGAGTAGGGGCAACAGGCATCGGCATTGATGGGCTTCTGTTATTGTTTTTATTTGAAAATGAACCACCAATTGTGTAATTATTTCCGCCAGAAAATTGCTTGTTATAAGCGTCTAAATTGCTTTGATAAGTTTGATACGCCTTGTCATAACCGCTCTGGTCAAAGCTAGGCGTATCTTCCTGCGTATAAACCAAATCACCGTATGGGGTATATTGGCTGACACGATTCGCTTTAGCTGCAATACGTGCTGCTTCAATATTGCCTTCGGCTGTTGCCTCTGCTGCCTTGGTCATATCTGGGATTTTAGGGGATTTATTCTTACCGCCACCCTCAAGCGTCATGCGTTTGCCAATCGGCTTGAATGCCAGTTCTGGCAGCATATCTATATGGTTATATCTCATTATTTAATCCACCTCAAAAATCTACAGTTGTCTTTCCACAAAGTCATAATATGTACGTCTCCGTTTTCGCCTGTGTCTTTAAGGGTTGCCTCAATAACAAAGCCTATATGCTCATTTAACTTGATCGCTTTTTCATTCTGCACTTCTACAATTGCGCTGAATTTTTTACAGCCGCATTGATTGAATATGTAATCAGCAACAGCTATCCAAAACTGCTTAGATGGGGGTTTAGTGATGTATTGGTGACCCCACATGCAGTTTTTATTCTGCGTTTCAAACGCCACACCAGCAATCAGTTCATTGTCTTTAATGTCACCGATGCCCTGCATACCTTCAACATATCTGCCGCCATCAATTCCAGCCATGACCCACTTTGCAATATCTGGATGTGAATAAATCATACAAACCCCGATGCAATTTGAAATGTGTAGTCTGTAGAGAACCATTGCACATTGGCTGTGCTGGATTGTGTTTTCATATGCAGAGCGCCAGAATAGCCAATGCCGCCTATCGTCTGCCAGTCCTTGCGTATTTGCAAATCACCACCCCACACACCCACATCCCATAAGCCCAAATCCCATGTGCCTACGGTTAAAGTTGAGAATGTCGGGATGCCTATTGGTGGAGTTGTGTCATAGTCAACATTAAGACCGAGCAGAATACCGAGTGAGCTAGTGTCTGATGCAATAACAGGGCGCGCCATTTGGAAATACTTTAAATTGCTAGTGCCCATATATGAGAATGCCTGCAAGGCTTCACCGTTGATTGCTGTGCCTGCGTCAGACGTACCATCAAACGCTTTCATCACTTTGTCAGTCGTGCCAAAGTAAATCATATCGTTCATGACTTCAAAGCAGCTCGCATCCCATCCTGTAATCTGACACCAGCCATTAGTTCTAGTGTTCATTAGGTATTGCTGTGAAGCGCCTGTAATCGGCACATTCATGAATATGCAATCCTCTTTAGGAAACAAGATAGTTTCCCATCCGTAATTACCGCCATAGACCTGGATGGATTGACCAATAGTCGGCTGTATCTTATCAGTCACTGATTGTTGCTTATAAGCACGAGAGCTGCTTAATGCCGCGCTCATGAGCTGTAATCCATCTTGGTTGATAATCAATAGTTCAGATGCAAACTTGGTCAAGCATCTGCGACCAATGGGTGAGCCTACTTGATAGATGCCGTTTAACGCCCAAGTTGCGGCGGTTGACGGATCTGTGCCTTGATAGACTGCAACTTCACCCTCACTTGATATGAACACCGCTAAGTCATCTACACCATCGCCTGCGTCTAATGTCCAATCGCCCATTGCAACCAAATAGCCGCCACGAGGAAATACGCCTGATAAATCTAATACATTAGCCGCGCCACCAATAGCATCCGCAGACAAATACCACACACGTAAGCTGTTATTCTCTACAAACCATAGCCTGTTTTTAAATACGCTGACATTGATTAAATTGGTAGTGGTAACGCCTGTAATCGCCGGGGATGACACTGCTGTGATACTTGTCCATGTTGTGCCATCGTAAAGCAATGGCGCATCTACACCATTGACCATGTACATGAACTGGCCGCCAACAGTAGCAAAGTTAGTGTGTTGCCATCTTGCATTCGTTTTGCCTGTGACCACTGGCGCACCAACTACGCCGGCTGCTGTCACATCGTAAATATTACCGTTCACAGCTGCGAACATTTTTGAACCAGTCGCACCGTTATAAGCCGCTAATGTCTCGATTCTGCCGCTCATGCCTGTAGCGTGATTAGAGCTGCCTTTACGCAGACTGACTGATGATGCTGTAGGTATGAAGTTTTTTAGAATAGGCGCATACTTGTCATCCATCATCGAGATAGCATCTAAGGTGTTCCAACCTTTAGTTGGTGCAGGTACGGAATTGGTCTTAGATATTCTGCGATTTACTGTTGGCTTCCTCATGAGGGAAAGTTCCCATCCTGAATCAGCAAATATGGCAACCTATTGGCATTGCGTGACATATTGATAATCGCTTTAGGGGTGTCGCGTGATATAGCCTGACTTACCCTGTCCTCATACTCAACCTTATTCTCGCTATATTCCAAGCCTTTAGCCTGTTTCCAGCGATATAAAAGCCCTAGCCGTAACAACTCCTCATCTAAGATGCTGGTCTGGTCGTCTGCTGTAAATTGTGTGTATGTGGTTGATCCATCCGTTACCCATGCTTTAGTAGCGTACTCAAAGTAACACTCTTCACCAGCAGAGGGCGCAGGAATAAAATTGATATTGCCGCCTTGAATGCGGTATTGTGAATATGGGCCAGTAGAAAACCAGCCTTGTTGTGCTTGCCATTGCTGCGGGGTCAATGGGCCAAATACGGGTCTGCGCTGTGAGCGATTCCAGATAGTATTATTAAGAATGTATTTATAGTTAGGCGCAACGGCCTCTACGGTCGTTTGTGTTTCAGCCGCTACGGTTGTGAATGTAGCCTGCAATTGCATGGCTTGCCAGCCTTCTGCTGGTCTTACAGATAATGCCTTGCCTTCTTTGTTGAGAAGTTTAAGCATCTGCAAAATTTGCGGGTCTGCTGATGACACAACAGCATTAGGCGAGTTTATGCCTAGCTCTTGGCATACATCCTGCACGATGCTTAAACAAGTCATTTATTTTGCCTTTACGTGTAAAGTAGTTTCTTTTTTGTCCACCATTGCGGCAAGTTCGGCAATTTGACGCTTTAAATCTGCCATTTCATTATCTTGTCGCTCAATAGTGAGTGCCTGTTTTTGAGCAAGTGCGCTATCATTAGCCATTGCTAAATACGCCTTTGCTGCTGTACGGTCTGCCATTGCGCCCATGCCAACCTTGCCTGCTGCCGTATCTGACATATTGGCAATCTGTTCAACAGTCTGAAAGTTCAAGGCTTTATAGTTAGCTGCCTGCGCTCTGGTCAATCGCGCCCATGATTCCACTGGTACGCCATCAACAGAAGGCTCTAAGCCTTGTTTATACTGTGCGAATAGTGCAGCATGGGTCTGCTTATCTTTGTCGGTTGCAGGGCGCACAATGACGTTTGTCATATCGCCTGGAATGCTGATCTCGATGAAATCAACATCCTCGAATACTGGATGTCCTGCCTGTTCTGATGCAAAGCCTAATTGATGCTTGTCTTGGTAAAATCTAATAGTTTCGTGTTGCATGATATTGTCCTTTTGATAAAGTCCGTGAGAACCCATAGCAACCTTCGGACAAAGGCTTTCAGTCGCGCGACCTAGCTATGGGGAAAGGGTTATGCGCTTAAATTAGTGACCCAGTTAGTGCCAGATACACCGAACAAAATAACAGTCTTGCCAGCCCCTACAGAAAAGCCGCCTGTGGTAGCTGTTAAAGCGTTAATTTGACCTGATGCTGCTGGATAAACTAACAGAGCATTTGCGCCTTGATTTGAAACAACAACAGATGAGCCAACTTCTGCGGTAAATAATTTAACGCCTGTGTTCAGTGCTGTAGTAGTCACGTTGTTAATTACTGAGTTCAATTGTGTTGCGTCAGCATTGGTCGTGCCTGCTGCCGTAATGGAGTTGGTTACATCGCCACAAATATTCAATGACGCTGCTGAACCTAATCCTGAACCCATCAAACGGGTAGGGATTGCCATATAAACTCCTTAATTAAACTGAGGCTTTGCTGAACCAGCCTTGATCGCCAGATGCCATTGCAGTAGCAGGTGAGGTATAACCACCGCCTGTTGCTGCTACGAGGAAGGTAGTCACGTTAATGTCGCAAACTGCTGTAGAGGCGGTAATCGTTGCGTTAGCCTGTGCATACACATAACGCTTACCGTCAGAGCCGAATACCTCTGAGCCTAACTTTGCGCCTTGACGGCCTGAGCTTGCAGCCAAATCAGCCGCAGTCACGATGCCTACTAAATCAACCCCTAGCTTAGGGGTGTCGGTAAATGGTGTTGCCATAATATTTATCCTTTAAATTAAAAAAGCCCCAATTAAGGGGCTTAAATTATGCTTTCAAAACTCCGTTGAACTGTGAGCCTGAACTTGTCAAGTTACCAGCCCAACCAATTAGTTTTACTGTTGCATCTTGGTTGACTGACATACGATCACCACCAATAGGCACCATGTTGCGGTCTTTATGTGGGCGCAGGAATAAGTAGTTAGTGTTTAGGAAGTACATACGGTTAGAACCGATAGCACCACCGATGCCACCATCCAACACTACATCCATAGCATTACCAGCACCGTAGTATTTCAATGCGGTAAAACCTAAGCCTGTCAATTCCTCAGAGGCCACACGCTGGATTGATTGCATTGATTCGAGGAATAAACGGTAGTAGTTTGTATCTGCCACCGCAATATCAGGGCTGTCATTACCACGTACCAACTGTAACGCTACACGATTCATG